CTGTTCCAGGCCCACCTCCTTCAGATGCACCTTGTCCTGTACTTTGATAAAATCCAAAAGATTGTGCTTCCTGTGTTTGAACTTCAAAGTTTGTATCACCATGAATACTACTTTGTCCACTTTGAACAGAAAATCTAGGAAAATTTTTCCTAAACAGATTTTTTTTATCGGTTGGTTCTTTTGGCATTTATTTTTCGATACAACTAATTACAGTTACAACAGCATCTTGAGATATTTGAGCTAATTGAGATGCGTCATCAATTCTAGTAAATTTAAGAAGTGGTGTCAACTTAGCGAGAGCTCCAGTGTCACTATTTATTGTCACATCTGGAATCGAAGTAAATCCAAATCCACCATTGACAACATTCGCACCTACAATCAAACCATCTTGAATATTTAATTCAACCTCTGCTTGGCCAGGACTCTGAACTGCACCATCACCCAAACTGTCCCCAACAGATCCACCACCAATTGTAACTGTATCACCGTCCTCATATCCAAATCCTGTGTTCTGCACAATGACATCATCCAGTGTGGTTACATAAGATACTTCACCATCATAGTTTCCATTTGGATCTGGGAATATTTCTTTTACATTTCCATCAATGTCAGTCTCTGTTGTATTTGGTAGATACTGTTGGCCAGGAGAAGTTATAACGACAGCAATCACACCAGTCGAAGGATTACCATCTGGATCGGTGACTTCACCCATGATCGGATAACCTGCAGCACCAAAACCATTCTCACAACTATCAAAGAAAGAAACTAAAGGTGGTTCCGTGTATCCAAAACCTGTCCCATTAATAGCGACACCAATTACCTGACCAAGAACATTGACAATTGGGCTTCCAAGTGCAAATTCACCACCGCCTTTGATACCACCAAGAAAATCAACTCTAGGTGGGCCACATTTAAGAACATTAGTATTACAATCTGGTCGGGATGGAACTGCTGGAATTGCACCGTCTATACTATCTAAGAGAGGATCAAGTAAGGAACTTATTCCCATTTTACCAATAACATTAGAGAGATCATCATCGCCTGCAAAAGAAAGTCCACCTTTTGAAGAATAGGTCGTATTATCAGGACAATTTTGTGCGTCACACTCAAGAGCATTAGTAACAAAGTTGGCATACTTAAGAGCCTTTGTGAATGTTTTACTTGGTAAAGCTATTCCACCACCTTGAATTGAGTTCAACTGATCAAACATACTTCCAAGTTGAGTATCTAGAATATTATTAATCTGTCCGAACATGTCACTCAAGAAATTTTCAATACCACAAAGAGGCACATCTAACACTTGTCCTATCATATTCTCTAAACTTTTAGCAAGATAATCTAACAATTGATCCTGTATCTTCTCAAAATTACAGAACATCACGTCAGTTAATGATTTAGTTGCTTTTCCTACCTCAGCTTGCATCGTTTTAGGTGTTTTATCTTTTAGAGTCAATGATAGTTTATCTAAAGTTTCATTTATAACCCATGAACGACCACGACGAACCAACTTAGTTGTAGAATTTTGTAGTTTATTTGATGCTAATTTTATCTCAGATTGAATGTCAACAATGCCTCCATAGATGGGATTTACAAAAACATTTGAAGAATTTAATGATTGTAATGTTTTTACTTTCTCAGTGAAATCCTTAATCGTGTTTTTTATTTTTGTTACTTCATTGTCTTGACATGCAGTAGCATTATCTATTTTTATATTAGTAGCTTCCTCTTTTTGATTATGTGCAACAACTGGATCATTTTCACCGTTACTAAAACCCTTCTTTACTGGTGAGTTTACACTAACTTGATTTTTACCAAGATTGCTGTTTACTTTCGGTGGAGTGTATGGAACAAAACAAGTTTGTTTCTTTGCATTGAACTGTGCTGAAGTTAACTCATCTTTAATGAAAGACTGTCTGAACAAAGTTCCAAATATAACTGGTTGTTGTCCATCTGCACCATCAAAGAAAAATCCAACCACAACTTCTCCACCTTGATATTGCATTGTTTCACCACAACCGCCAGAGGTTGTAGTGTTTGGTGGTAGAAGAACATGTGCAAGTGGTAAATCTTTATCTGCTAAATCATCTTCACATCCATGATATCCTACAATGCGAACACGACATCGATGTGAATAAATGTCCTTTTCATCTTTATCACCAGCTCTCTTCTTTTCTAAGGCATCACCCCACTCTCCTTTCTCAGGATCGGTAACTTGACCGATCCACCATTGCATTGGATCTCTTCCTATAAAATTTGTAGCTGATGGTTGATACATCTAATTAATCGTCATATACTAAACACTCTGGTTCATCAGGGTGCATGTCGCAAAATAGTTCGAGTGCGTTTGGATCATGATGATCGCCTGCTTCGATCTCTGCTTTATGATGCTCTACATACTCTTCAAGTTCATGCAACTCTTCCTTTGCATGTCTCCTTGCTGCTGGATTCGCCTGTGGATCTTCAGCAATTTTTCTATCGTATTCAATGTGATCTTCGATTGATTTCATTTGATTCTCCTGTTTCTTTTATTTAAGCGTTTTATCTAGAACCTGCTGGCCAAGTGTTTCCGTACTGTCGATTATCAGCACGAATCAATTCACCTGTATCCGTAATTCCAGTTTTATCTACGGTGAACACATCACGAATCAATTTAAGTTGTGTTTCAGACTGTCCACCACCAATAAGGTGTCTCAACTCACCAATTAAATATCTTCCACTTGGATCATTACTTCTATCACTACCATAGGAGTCCACATTAGCGTCTCCATTTTCTTGTTTAAGAGGTAATCTAATATCGAGTGCAAAACCAGCTCTCAATGTAGTGTTCAATGGAATTGAAATACTTAGAGACTGTGAGAATAGTAAGTTATTTCTAATATAAGATTTATTTTGATACTTGGCAAGTTCACTTTTAGGTTGAACATCGGTCTTTGCTGATCCAACTTGTGATACTCCAACATCATCAATTCTTACCATAAGACGAGTTGGATAATCCTCAATACCAGTTAACAATGTTGCTGGTTTCTTTAACTTTAAATCAGAAGCTTTAAAATCAACAACTTCAGTATTTTGGTTTTCAATATCAACATATATTGTTCGATTGGCATACATTCCCATTCTCATATTCATTCCAATATCATTTGTTTGATTTAAATTATTTTGTAGTATTTTATTAGATGTATCTTGTGAATCTGTTTGTTGATATGTTATTGCATCTTGATTCAATAAACTTTTAATTGATCTAAAATGATAACCATCTAAAGTTTCATAAAATAAAAAACCAAAATCATCTGTTGCTGATTGTGCTTTTGGACACAACCATTGAATTGTATCAAAAGGTCTTTTTAAATTACCAACGAATGAATATGAATTTGTAGCTCTGTCCTCCTCAACATCAGTTTCACCAAGTTTTGCTTTTTTCGGGCCAAATAATTTTTTACTTGTTCCGATTCCTTTCTTGTCACCAATAAGTAATTCAAAAACAGTATCTGAAACATTACCAACATATTTTTTATTAACTCTTGCTGTTTCATTAACAATTGATTCAACTGATACAAACTCTAAAGTTGCCACCTGTTTGTTAGACTCAGTGACCATATTTCTAACAGAGTTCAACATTAACTTTTGTTTTTCAGCAGTAATTTTAAAATCATCTGCATCATCATCACCAGTTTTTACTATGACATCAATATATTCTCCACCAGTTATTCCCTTACGACCTATCACTTGGTCAATATCGATAAAAGTAATTGTCATCGATATAGATGGACTCTCAATACTTTCATAATAATCAATAATTGGATTACCAGCGACTATATCATAATCCTCTTTTAATGAGGAACCCTCATTAGGACGTAACATGCATTTAGTGATAAGAAAACTATTTTCCATTATTGAATCAATCTTGCAATTTCTGGGGGCAATTTATTAGTATGAGGTGATAAAGATAGATATTGATTTCCTAAAGTATTAATAAAAGGTATAGCAGGTTTAGTTGTTTTTATTTCTGTGTATGTTACTTGTGGTTTACTGTTTTGAACTGTGACAGGAGAATTTGTTTTCTTCGTCGCCTGTGGAGATGGATTTACAATTGTTTGAATCGCAGCTGTATTGGTAGAAACAGATTCTTTTAGTTGATTAATATCTTTAAATGTAAGATCATCTGATTGTACAGAGTTTTTTTTATCAAAATCAAATTTATTACCAGTTACGGCATCTAGAATACCACCAAAAACTCTTCCTCCACCGAAAGTTTCACCACCTTTTTTATCCAAATCTAAAAAATTACCAGTCATGGCATCAATACTACCTAAAATACGATTACCATAACTTCTTTTTTCAGTAACCTCATTCTTATCTTCAACCAATTTTTTATCACTTTTATCATCTTCACTGGATGCAAAAGACATATTAGATTCTGATGCTTTTGCAGAACTACCGATAGCACCACCGACAGCGCCAATACCTAATGCTCCAAGTAAAAACTTTGCGATAGTGCCACCAGCAGCCTTGATTCCACCAAAAAGTTTGCCTCCAAGACCTGTAATTGCTTTACCAACAATCGGTAATTTTCCTAAAGAACCAGTAAGACCCTTAGTGATGACCCCTGCAAGTTTTCCAAAACCAACACCTATACCTTTTGCAAGAGCAGGAACTAATTTTGTAAATATCCCTTTCGTGAGCATTGGTAAAAGAACTGGCCCTAAAAGTTTAACAGATGCAATTAAAGTACCACCTAACGCAAGTGCTTTTATAAGACCACCTAAGAAACTTCCTCCACCACCTTCTTGTCCAAATTCACCTTTTGGCCCCTGAGATCCTCTGTCTCCCTTTATGCTTTGTAAACCAAGAGCTCTGTCTCTCGCCTCTTGTTTCTGTTTTAATTCTCTCTCCTCAAAAAGTTTTCTCTCTTCTAAAACTCTATCTGTTTTATTTTGTACTATAAGATAATTTGCAATATTTTGAATTTGTGACTGTATTGACTGAATTGAAGACTGCAAACTTTCAATCAATAACTTATTGTCACCAATCGCACTCATGGTCGGGTTTGATTTTGAAAAAGCAGCACTCGACAATTTATCGAGTGAGTCAGATCTCCCAAAAAAATTAAATAAATTTATTTTTTTATTTTGTTCATCCATACCTTTGGACGCCCTCTTGTTGTTGGTTCTTTAAATTTTGCTCTTCAATATATTGCTTAAGAAGAGATGTATAAATGTCTCTTTCCCAAGGAATCATATTTTCGAGTTCCGTCAAGCTATATTTATGGTATTGCATGAGAGCAAAATTGATACGGTAATAGGATTCAAGATCCTCTCTTGCAATACTTAACCGAAAAAATCGGCTAGTCCCTCCAAAACGACACTACCTTTTTCTTTTGTATTTGGATTCACGACTTCAATAGTATGTGATAATTTAGGCATCGTTGAAAAAAACTTTTCAACCTTTTTATATTGTTGTGAGTTTAATTGTTGTACAAAATCAAGTCTCTCTTGTGCAGAATAATCTTTTGCCTCCCATGCATCTTCTCCATCAAAAATGGTTTCCATGCAATCAGCGACAACTCTAAAAGTTTTATCAACCATTGTCTCTGCTTCATCTTCTGTATCAAAATTACTTTCAATAAATTGATTGAGTGATGGATACTTCATACGAAGAGACATCTTATCATCTAAAACAATATCAATGTTATGATCTTTTGGTCTAATGACTTTGATTTCATCCACATATATTGTGACTGGAACTTTTGTTTCTCCATCATCAGGACAAGTCACAGTTAATTTAATATCTTCACCGATAGACTTAGCACGAATATTTAAAAACAAATATTCAATATCAAATGTAGGAAGATCATCAACTTTAATACCTCGTGTTAAAATGCATTTCTTTAATACATCAGTTACAGCGTTTGTGATTTCATTTTGACTTTTTGATTCCAGTGCTAGAATTAGAATCTTTTCTTCCTTAACAAGAAATGGTCTATATTTAATTTTTTTATTTGTTGATGGCAACTTCAACTCATAGGTTGGAGTTTCAATGGTTGGTAATGGCATAATTTATTATTCAGTATTTTATATATGAGGTTTGTTAGATATTCAAATTTTTTACTGAGTTAGGAACCATCTCATTGACATTTCGATAGTTCTTGTTATTACCAGCTCCTCTAAAATCAGGATTACTTGGCATTAATGATCCCTCGTAATTTTTATTATTACCAGTTCCTCTAAAATCAGGATTACTTGGCATAAATTCTCCTTGAGTTACTGATGATGTAATATCTTTTGCTCTTACGGTGTTTACTGGGGTGTTGACAACCTGTTTTTGAACATCTTGATAATTAAAGGTGGTGAAGAATCTATCATAGGCAAACTTTATATTACATCTTAACACATTTGAATCACCATAGGCAACTCTCATCGAAGATAAATCAATCGGCCAGACATTTACAAACTCATAACTTGTCATGTTAGATTGATAGGTAGCATTTCTTGATTCTCTTATAAAAGTATCTCTCTCAAACTTTGTAACATGAATTGTTTCTTTATAATCCTCTGGATAATTAAAACGTGAATATGCATTTGACTCTCTTGAACCAGTTTGAATAGGATTGATATATGACATCCAACTTTCCAAAACTTCTATAATTACATGGTCTGCATCAGCGTAAAAGACAAGATCTAAAGGAGGAAAATTTCTAAGATTTGGAAATGCCTCTGTTATACCTTGATGATGACCAGTGACTGATGATTCTACAAAACTTGTGCCTGGAAGTTCAGCCTGCGTACACATTAACTTCATTTTTTGCATGAAGTCTGTTCCCTGTGTTCTTCTCTTGCCTGGAGACTCTCCTAACCAAGTTTGATACTTTCCAAATGAAAAATTGACTTCATAAAAAGTATCAAGAGACGGTCTTGCGACTGTGCTTCTGATTTTATCTACTCTATCTTGAAATATTTGACCTCTAGATGGAAATGACACGATAAATAAGTGTAAGTTGTTATTACTATATATGAGCTATAAAGGGATATATCGACCTTCTAATCCTAAAAAGTATAAAGGAGACTCTCAAAATATTATTTATAGGTCTTTATGGGAAAGAAAATTCATGAATTACTGTGATTTGAATGAAAATATACTTGAGTGGGCATCAGAGGAATTTTGGATTCCCTATCTAGATCCAACAACAAATCGTGTTCGCAGATATTTTCCAGACTTCTTTATTAAATACAAGGACAAGGACAGCAATATTCGTAGATCGGTGATCGAAGTGAAACCGATGAGAGAAACAATGCAACCAAAGGCAACAAAGGGAAAATCAAGAAAGACAATGATAAATGAATCAATGACATATGTGAAGAATCAAGCAAAATGGAAGGCTGCAAAAGAGTTTTGTGAGGATCGTAAATTAGAATTCAAAATCATGACTGAAAAAGAATTAGGAATACGATGAGCATTCTTCAAAGAATATTAAATAAAGTTGATGGTCAAGTCAGTGAGGATTTCTTTCGGAGTCAATTACTTGATGAACTTGGATCGACAAACTTTGAAACAGATTATGCAGACACGGCTGGATTTGCACCTGGCGAATTGTATTTTTATACCTACTCAGCACAAACTAAACAACCATATTATGACATGTTTCCACTTACATATGTGATTGAAATGAGGTCGAATGGATTTCTAGGTTGTAATCTTCATTATGTTCGTTTGAATGAAAGGGATGAACTTGCAACAAGTCTACTAAATAACTCTGCTCAGGGTGCAGTTGCAGTTCCTCCAAGAACTCTACATAAATATGTTTATACTGGCGTAAGAGGAACACCATATCGTATTCCAAATGCAGAATGGTCGGATGTGGCACAATTACCCACCGAAAAATTTGTTGATATGAGAGGAATACCAGTCTCAAGAGATCGAGTTTACAACAAAAACTAATGGCAAGTAAAAAAAGTAAATTATATACTGTTGACGGAAAGCGATATGCTTTTGGTTTTGATGATAGTGGAAAAATTAACTCTATATCTCAATCTAGTGGAAGGGCTGGACAACAAAAATTCACTCCAGTAAATCCTAATACCAGTCTTTTTTCTGATTTAGCTAATTCTTCAAGTGGTGTAAGAGCATATAATGTTAATAAATTTAAGGGAAATAAAAAAAGTTATGTTGATACAGCAGTTCAAGCGACATCTGCTGAACTTAACTCAGAATACACAAAAAATAGTAAAAGTAACACGAATGAAGAATTCATACAAGAGGAAAATAACACCGAACAAAATATTGCACCTAGACAAAATGCATCTGTAAAAGGTAAAACTGAGTCAATGGCATATCCACTTGACATCAATTTTAGACAAGACCATTTCAAGATAACCAAATATGAATATGTTAGACCAGATATAAATCAAAGTAAATCACAAAGAGATGTAAAGGCAAGAAAAGATAATCTTACAAGACAAGATACAAGACATGGTAAAACATATGAAGATAGAAATATTGCTGGTGATGGCGTGATAAACAGTAGTAAACCTTTGGGAAGTATTTTCCTACCAATGCCAAAGGCAACTGATGTTAACGGTGTAGAATGGGGTAAAAGTGAATTAACGATATCTGGTCTCGCTGCACTTGGAGCTGCCAATGCTCTTACTGGTGGTGGTAGATTTCTTGGAGCAACTGATGAAGAGAGAAAGACTGCGAAAGAGGCAAAAGATTTATTGGTAAAGAGAAAGGAACTTGATGGATCAGCGGCAAGTGAGATGGCGAGTGCGTTATATACTCAAACAATATCTAAGTTAGCAGGGGGAGTATTTGGTGTTGAACTTGATGCAGATACAGTTT